TGATTACGGATTTCTTGAAAAACTTGGATCCTGATGAACGCCGGGTAGAAGATAACAAAAAGGCGCTTAAATTGGGTCGCTGGAATGTGGGAATGCAGAAGGGTTTGGTGAAATACGACAAGTCAACCTATGAGCGCGAGCGTGCGGAAATGATAAACCAACTCAATGGTGAAACCGCAGAAGACGGGGAAGAGAACCAAGCCGCCAAGGGCGCGGACGATTTAGAACGCGACGCGGAGGCAGACGCGGATGAATTCTACGAAAAAGAGGCGAATGATATCGGAGAACTGGACGAGGAATACGGCGACGGAAATTATTACACGGAAGATAGAGAAGACTAGACGCAGGGAGTCATGGTTATTTTTGCAAAGGTCAAATAAACATCCGACTTCCAGACCATCGCTTTTGATATATTCCCCTTTATTTAGGGCGATTTTTCTAGAACAAATTATTAGCTTTTTTGAATTAGTATAATTTATTTATCGGAAACGTTTCCATTGAATGGAATCACGGTTTTATATAACTTTCTATTAATTGGATGTGTAATATATTTAAATATATATATTACATATATGAGCAGCAATACTGGAAACAAATTTGATATCACCGTGTTCCAAAATTGTAAAATAGAAGAAAGTTTTTGGGGTGGTGTAAAGTTTGTAAAGTTTACGGCGCTTGTTTCCATAAGACCCACGGCGACGGCAAATTTACATGAACATCCACTATATTTGTTTAAAAGCGACCCTGAGGAACCGATACAAGATGAATATGACTATTATAACTTTATTATAACCATTGAAAATAAAGATAAATATTATGATTCAAAAGGTAAAATTTCCGAAGAATTTTGGAAAACCGAAAGTTACGAACGGTCCACGACTATTATCCCTTTTAATACCGAGGATTTTGAAGACTACGACGCTGGCATAAAACAAGACTTGACTACATTAAAATTGTTAAAAGATTACAGACTAAACGACAATCTGGGTTCTTTTACACCTTTTCTCATTCAAAACGCCCACTTTGTGGGCGTAAATGAGTGAAGGTAACGTTGCCATTTGGGCGTTTTTAACGCAAAATGGTGTAAAAGAACTCTCCCCGCACGCGAACTCGCTGCTATAAAAGACGACCGACGTAAAAGAACAGTCTTCGCACGATCCGCTCTCGCTGAATTAGCGAGAGATATAAGACCTGAGGAGGCGGAACGAGAACTTACTGAAATGAAAACCGGGATATTAACAATGAATGGCAAAACGTATACTTTGAATTCATTATGTAATGACAAACAAATGGAGGAAGAACTGATAAAAAATAGTGTTTTACCAGAAACGGAAAGGGGTTCATTATTTCCCTGTCCAGAGGATCGTAATTCATATTTTTTTTGTCCTCTAAAATGGGTGTTTTAAATGTGCAAAGGTGTAAAACATGATACCATTCGAGCTAGTTCAAAACGGTAGGTTGCTCGATTTTAATTCTTGGCATTTTCAAGAATTAAAACTAAACATTGTCGCTTCCAAAAAGCGAACAAAATTTTATAAATATTTTTCTAGAGAAAAGTGGGGGGTCACGGGGTAAAGCAAAAGGTTCCCTGTTACTTCGAGCGTCCCAATATATATTTAACGGCAATGTTACCTATAAATGAATTAAAAGCTTAGCGTTTCTATATTATGATTTTTATAATTATAATATATAACTGAATGTTTTTAGACAAAACCTTTATAAGAATTCATAAATCAAGCGTAGCAATTGTTTTATTTTTGATATTATTCTCATTGGTCCATTATTCAAAGCCCAGTTTTGCGTACGGAAAAGAAGGCGAATTCCGGCAATTTGGCGTAGGATATCGTGATAAAACGGTTCTTCCAATATGGACAGTCGCAATTGCATTAGCAATAATCTCGTATTTAGCGGTTTTATGGTATCTCTCTTACGCGTGATAATTGTCTTATAATACTATAAGATGCCAGGTCAGATTGATTTTTCTTTGGTGCCGCCTCCACCTCCGCCTCCAGCCGCGAAAGAAAAATCCTCGAAAAAATCAAAATCTCCCGCTCGAAGAAAGCGTACGCGTGACGCTGAATTGTCGCCAAACACAAAGAAGAGATTAGGAATAAAAACCGGTGGATCAAGGAGACGTACTAGTTCAAAACGGTAGGTTTCTCGATTTTGATTCTTGGTATTTTTTAAGAATTGAACTAAAATTTGTATCTTCCAAAAAGCGAACAGAATTTTATAAATATTTTTCTAAAGAAAAAGGAGGGGTCACAGGGTAAAGCGAAGCAAACGGTTCCCTGCTAAGACGTAGATCAAGTAAAAGAAGATAAGCAATTTTTATTCTCGACCAAGGTAAAGAATAAAAATTAAGTGTACATAATACAAGCGGTCATGCTTATCACTAAAGCAACTATGCTCGATAAATAAACCCATACAAAATGCCCAAATGAATATTTCATGTTTACCAAATTCCGAAGTTTTTCCACTAGGTCCGAGGTCTCGAATCGCATTCTAAAATCCAGAGGTAAACTAGACGAGCCTATAATTTTCGCATCACACGTTTTGGCGGCGTCAATGAATTCCTCCACATTTTTGGTATTGATTCGCGTAATCAAGAAATTATAGTTGAATTCCCGCGTGTCAATATTAGTATATTCCGAAAATTTGGGGCTTACAAAAATATTACTACAAAGATCAGTTAGCCCCCAGGCATGAATAAATAAATATCCAAGGGTGTTTTCGAAAATAGTGACTAAAGCGGGGTTCGTGGAAAGCGCAAACATAGTAATAAAAACCACGACGAAACCAGCAAGAGTATTATATAAGACAAATAATGCATCCTTTCCGCTCATTTTATTGATTTGGGCTTTTTTATCGCCTTTTATCGCAATGCGATAAAACATCAAATTTGCAATGTAACCGAGACCCAAAACGGAACCAAATAACAGCGGCAATCGATACCATGCGGATTTTTTATAGAAAAACATGCTATACATAAGTCCTAAAGGTATAATGATCCCCACGCAAGTCAAAACCATTCCGAGCGAGAATGAACCGACCTTGTCTTTATCATTGAACGGGTCAGATGACGAAGAATTCGAAGAAGATGACATTTTATAGTATCTTTACATATTTTTCACTAGACGCTCGTCGTAGCAGGGAACCGCGGGTTCCCCTGCGACCCCCTCCCTTTTCTCTAGAAAAATATTTATAAAATTCTGTCAGCTTTTTGGAAGAGACAATTTTTAGTTTAATTCTTGAAAACGCCAAGAATTGAAATCGAGAAACCTACCGTCTTGAACTAGCTCGTCGGTTCAATTTGGCTTATATTTTATGTCGCCATACAAAAATGGATTATCCAAGACTAATAGAACAAGGGGCACATAATTATATCCAAGAAGCCCTCAAAATATGCCACGGAAATCGCGTGCAAATATATAGTTATGCGCTTAATATAGGCGTTTTGATACTATTTTTAGCCATTGCTAGCGCGACTCTTTATTATTGTTACAAACGAAAACTCACGCCGTATGAAGAGAGGCAGAAAATGCTGAAGGACCAAGATTACGTTTTATCTAAAATACGATATTATCAAGCGGAAAAGGCGAATTTATCGAGCGCTTTCATGGAAAGGCTACAAAATGCGAAATAACTCGATGATAAATATAATAATCCAATATATAAAATGGGCGATAGAATTGAAAAAAAACGCGACGAGATTGTGGGCGAGACTAATACTGCACAAAACGAATTTTTGGCAGCGCTAGACGAATTGAACAAAGATCACGCGAATGAAATCCGATTTGATGCTCCGATGCATGGAGACCTCGATTTCTCTGAACTTACAGATCGTGGATTCAAACACATAACACATATTATTTTTGACGAAGCGGGAGAAATAACCAATATTCGGAATTTGCCGGAAGGGTTAACTCATTTAGACTGTAAAAACCAGATGTTGGTCGGAATAGAATCGCTGCCTTCGACGCTCGAGTCGCTAGATATCACGGGCAATTATTTTATAAAGCTAGACCTAGCAGAAGCTAACCAACTCAAGACACTTAATGCATCCGATAATGAATTGGAATCGATCACCAATCTTCCTGTAGCCCTGGAGATTTTGGAACTAGAAAACAATCAGCTGAAACGCTTGGATTTATCTACGGCGACGGGTTTACGCATTTTAAGATGCTCGAATAATCCTCTTTTGGTAGTTGAAAACCCCCCGGCGTCTTTGGTAGAATTCGACATGGAGAATAATCCTTTAACCGAAATCAATATAGAAGGAGAAACGGCGGATAAAAAAGACGGAGCGAAATCGCGGGTAGAATATTTAGATGCGATGAATGAATATTTTCGTTTGAAAGGCGCATATGAACAAAAACTCAGACAACTAAAGAAAAACGCCTATGAACGCGGAAAGTCGAAACGCGAAGCGTTGACTAACGCGCGAAAAGTAAAACCCCCGTGTGTTCAGTGTGCACGAAAAGTGGGGACAGTATTTTCGCGGAAAAACGGTCGTTATTTAGCGACATGTGGCGACACGACGAAACCCTGTTCTTTAAATATTCAGATATTTAGCGGATATTATTTCGATAATGAGAGCCTGCTCGGGATATATAGAGAAGATTTGGACAAAACGAAGGAGTCTGTGATAAGGCAAAAGATGGATACTCTTTTTAATTATGTTAGTGATACCGAGTCTGTTAAAAAATTCAAAGAAGAACTGGAGAAATATAACGAGGACAGCAAAATGTATAGGGATCTTCTGAAACGCCACAAAGATTTATATGAAAATGAGGAATGGACTTTAGTGATGAAAAAGAAAACTGAGGAAATGTACACGGTCATCGAGGAGATGAAACGATTATTAGAAGAATATAAGAAAACCCAGAACCCGGAAGTCTTGAAATCGGCTTTACGAACACACAAAGAAGATTTGATGCCGGTTGTAGCGAATATTCGCTTACATAAATATGGTGTTATGGAGATGGTGAAGCCGTCGGAAAACGAATCGGAATTGGTACAACATTCTCTGTCATTAAATAAGATGGATTTTAAATTTGGTGAAGACGCGCGCGTTATCAAGTTTGTAGTTTAGAATTTGACCAAGAGGGACCTTTTTACTTCGCTAAGGTTTCCTGATTAGCACGAATTATAGTTACTAACCCCATCCCATTCAATTAGGTGATTATTCGCCCAAGTGCGTTTGGCGCAAATTCCGCCCGACCACTTAGGGTCGTTGAAATTAATATAGTTAATCACCGAACCGTCGGCTTGTTTTACCGAGTTAAATCCGGGAGTAATAGCGGGATTTGAAGCAATGTCGGCAATCAATGTATTACCTCCGTTATAAATATTTCCGCAGTTCAACTTGGATTTTGCACTAGGAATAACACATTTCGCAGAAGCGACGGCAGAAGCGGGCGTCCTAGAAGAGGTCGAAGACGTCGACGAATCCGTGTATACCTGCCAATAATCGGGGCAATTGAACTGTTCAGGGGGGAACGTTTGTCCCTTTTTTTGATTTCCCATAACAATTCCGATAAAGGTTAATAAAATAATAAGCAAAATTGCCGCAATTGATAATACGACAATGTGAAATCTATCCATGTATATATGAATAACGAGATAACATTTCCAGAAGGGCGCTTCGCTTTTACCCTGGTATCTTGCAAAGGTTTCCTAATCAGATGTTTTGTAAATATGCACATTGCTGGTTTTGGACCACGACATTTCAATAGGAATGGATTCGGTGAATTTTAGTGAGGTCTTATCGTCGGACTTTGTGTCGGTCGAGTAAATCTTGGAACAGCATATTATAGATCCCGCGGGAAGTTCCTTGACAAGTTTATCAAAGATAGCATCCGTCGTATTTTGATCGAAACAGAGATTGCTAAACCAGACAAAAACACAAGGATCTTCGGGGAGTTCACTCCCTAAATCTACGTCAAAGATATTGGCGTTAATGAAGTGAACGTTTTTCGCATATTCACCCGGGACCTTGTTTTGTAAACACAACGCGTCTTCGTGTCTAGCTTTTACAAGTTCAATACCTATCGCTTTTTTGATTTTCGCTGAACTTGCCATGAATAAACACAGTTTTCCGCGACCTGATCCGACATCGATAAAGGTGTTGATATGAGGAGTCAGTTTCTGGAGGTGCTTAAATAATTTCGCAAGACCTTCGTAATCCATTTCGCCGTAAGTTATTTTATGACCATCGTATAATTCGTGTTGTCGAGATTCGTCGTGCTTACACGCGGGATATATCTTCTTTAGAGCGTTTACAAAAGCCTTTCGTGTTACTCTACTGCGTGATCGTCTTTTCCGTGTATTCATTATTTCTGTAAAATATATAGATATTTTGTTATGTCTATATATTACAAATGCGTCGAATAGTATATCCGATGTGTGAACTCTGTGTACATTATCGGAAATCTACCTTGTCCCATGCTTTAAGCAAATGTTCGAAATTCACTTATTCAGATAGCAAATGGGATTATAAAGAATATGACTACGCAGATTATGCAAGACGCATTGAGAGCAAATGTGGTAAGGAAGGGCGTCATTATAAACGGGATGCCCGACGCGATTTAACAAAAGATGATTGACGACGTTTACGACTACGTTTTCTTTTTGTTTTATCAGACCGCTTATTCCGTCGGCGCGTGTTTTTCCCTCCTCGTGGCAGTTCCCCAGCATCAACAGAATAACCAACAGGAGGTGGAGGAAGTTGAAGAGGGAGATTGCTAGAAGAAACGGGAGGATGGTCAACAGAATAACCAGTAGGAGCATCAACACGATCATCAACACGATCGACGACCCACCCTGGCTCCTCAGCTTGACCTGTTTTGGGGAACCAAGGATGCTCCAATGCTTGGTTGGCTGAATATCTTTTTTCTGGATCCGGATCTGTCATATGTTGTACTAAATCCTTCAAGATATTATTGTCAGAATCTGGATCAGTAGAAATATCTTTATATATCGGCTGTAATCCGAGCATCTTCGACAAATAAATTGTCTTTGGTGAAAAATCTCTATCATAGTAAGTCTCATAAAGTATGACCCTACGGCGTAAATATCGGAGTTTAATGATATAATTCTCTTCTCTCTATAATTAGGATCCATGTAATGTGGTGTTCCATTTATTTCATTTACTTTAATACTGCCACCTTGCACAAACCTAGCAAACCCGAAATCAATAATTTTAACGCTGCCATTAGCATCTAGTCCAAAATTCTCGGGTTTAATGTCTAAATGCACGTAATTATTCGAATTCAAACAATGAATTCCTTCTAAAAGCTGTCTAAAATATTTTTTTAAATTTAAACCGGATTTTTTTCCATCTTCGGACTTTCGCGCATCTAGAATCGTCTTAATAAAGTTGCTAGTTGGAAGGTTTTCCATTATAGTGTAAATTCTTTTATCACCGTTTTCGCCGTACAAATATCCAAATTCATAAATTTTACATACGTTTTTGCAACCCAATCCACCATCGTTAACATCTCTTGCCATATATGATTGAATAAATAGACCAGTTATTTCATCAAACATAAAGGATTCGTGTTTTTCCTTAAGGACACGTAAAACTTTATCGGTATGAACCTTTAATGTATAAACATAATTAAAGGTTCCTGCCCCAAGGTGTTCATTGCTGACCGTTTCATAAGTTGACCCCTCTCCGCAATTAACTAAATATTGAATTTTAGGATTCAATTTACCTTCATTTTTTAATATTTGTATAAGAGCAGCATCAGTGCAAATTCTAATGATATTATATTTTTTTGTTCCAATAGTTAACGTTTTATGTTCTCTACTAAGTCTTTTCTGTAGTCTTCCAAGATAATTTATTACTCTGTTAAGTGGCGTACGAAAAACATTTATTGCTCTGTTAAGTGTATTAGACATTCCAATTATATATTATACAGATATTTTCTTTCTTCTCCCATACTATATAATGTCGCTGTATTCTTCAGAAAATTTTAATAGAAAACGTGAAGGAATTTTACACTTGAATGCTCCCTACAATGGACGTGTCAATGTGATAGAACCCGAAAATCCCGACGCCCGATTCCAAATGTATGAGCGTATTGCCATAAAAAATAAAGCCACGGAATATCGCGAGTCTCTTATTGGCGAATGGGAAGCCAATGCTTTAGCACAAGTGTTTTTCTCCGAGGGAAATATTCAAATCTTACAAAACGGATTACGCGCGGGTGTCTATAAAATGTCTAGTAATAAATTCGTGGTAACGCCTCAGAGTATCGACGCAATAAAAATAATTATGCGCAGCATTTATTTACAACACGCCGCACACTGTGCCACTAATATCACAAAACAAGTAGAACAGCTAAATCAATTGTTTTGGAATTATGCGATACCGAATTTATACAACGAGTCGATGGGATATATGAAATATTTACAAGACCAGAGCTCTTTAGTCGTGCCGTTGGAGCTTCCCGTTCAAAATGATCGTAATCGCAAACAGTTGGAGCTGAAACCGTGGTTTTAAATCAGGGAACCTTTTATTTCGCCCGCAAATCATTCGAAAACTGGATGACTTTCGAAGTATACGTCTTGGAAATATCGCACAAACACTCATTCACATAATCCACAATCGGATCGACTTCCTCCAGTGTATCCAGTTCAAACTCGTTATTAGGAGCATCACGTAAATGCGTGGCAAATCGGTTCACGATATCGGTTACTGTATTCAGCAATATCGTCAGCACATTATGAATCTCCCGCGATTTCTCAAACTTTTTATCGTTACGCTGGAGCGTGGTCTTGAATTGATGTTCAGTAATACGATTGCGCATATAATCGATACGGAGTTGCTCGTTGCGAGTCTCCCGATTACCAACCTCGTATTTGCTCATGATCGTATATCTCATGTGTGTGGTGTTTCGAATAAGACGCATCATATATTCATCGCAGGGTTTCGCCAAATAATACTCCCAGTGCTGTGTTCTCAGAATATTACGAATCTGGGTATAGGTGTTGTGCGTGATTTCGTTATGCTGGCAGGGAATATCTCCTGCAGCACGCGCTACTTCGTTACCATTCCGGCGTAGCCACTCGAAATAATGGGGGTTATGGACGTTGGCTTCGATGCGCCCCGTGCGCCAGTTGAATGCGGTGTGACATTGCGTGCACCACATTTGATCGCAATTTCTTACCACTGTAAAGTCACTGAGCAAGAATCTTTTATTTGAGTCGACTGACCATCCATAGTAAGTCCCCTTCCCAGTGTGCACAATATCAATCGCACTCTCTTCACCCGTCTGCTTGAATCCACGTGCATCTGACTTACTCGATTCGGGCAATTTCAAATAATCCTCTACGATAATATCGTATATATTATTATCATGGCACTTCAAAACCAAAGTATGTTTACTATTTACAGTATATGATATTCCATTGTTTTGCTTGATTTCATACAACTCATCTTCTCCCGAAACGAGATGTTCCACAACGCGCCGTTTTCCGTCATCTCCGATCAACATATCTCCGATTACAATATCCTGTGACATTTTACTAGTCCCGTCCCATAGGCAAATAGGAGTATCTTTCGCGAAACATCCGTTAATCTTATAAATCCCCGTTCTACACTTCGGACAGGGTTTCGTATCCAAGCCCAAGAGCTGGACCGTCGCAACAGTTTCCGGATTACATGTATGCTCAGCGTCGCGCGTGAAACCCTTTATTTCGTGGCACTCGGGACACGCCCACTGTTCGCAGAGTCCGCACTTCCATTGAGTGCTGAGAAACCCACGACATCCTTGATCAGGGCAGTTCTTGATAAACTCGACGCGCTGTGCGGGATTAACAGCTTGATTCCGTTGAACTGTATATAATTGATTTTGTATTACAGAACGCTCGACTCTTAACGCATTAATTTGTCGAGTTAGTTGATTGAGTTTCACATTAATGGTCTCCGTCTGAATCTTACGCTCTACTAGCGGCTGTGTTGCGGGCAAAAGCGCACGCTCGTTATCAAACAATAATTGCTCGCGACGCTGCTTCAAACGACCTTTGATAAACGCGGCAGTGAATGCATCGCGAATATGCTGACGCGTCCAGTCGCGACCGCACGCGGGACTCATGCATTTGACGACGGATTCTCCGAGGACATATGTTTCGCAGCATGTTCGGCATGCTGCGAAATTACAATATGGACAAGATATACATTTTCGGGTGCTTTGATTGAGCGATTCGTCGCAGATTTGACAGGTAGACATGGTTTTGTTAGACACCATTAATAACGGTATTATTTGATAGATTCAATTTTTAACACAGCGATTCCTCTTTCTTCCCTGGGTTTTTCTTTTTTTATTGCGAGGATGTCTTCTCGTTAGTTTTCGTTTTCCTCCTCTGGGAGGAGGATGAGGCATTGCACCCGGAGCGCTTCTAATTAATTTCTCTCTTAATAATGCGTTTAAAGCCTTAGATGCTTCATTTATAGATGAAATACTTTGACTGTAATCTTCTTTATATTCACAATATCTTTCTAATAATGATTGATTCTCATAGTTTCGAGTAACTCGCGGATTTATTTTTTCTAAAAATTGTTTTAGATCATCGTCATGTTGATATTTATAGTTTAAATTATATAGCAAAACCAAATCTTTAGTGTCTCTGCAATCATTGCATTCTTGTTGACAGTCTTTGTTCATAAAAGACGTAGAGTTTTTCAATAATTTATTCGGATTCCATATTTCGAAAAATCCGTTATTTTCGCCCTTGGTTGTGGTATCTCCAAATTGGTCTTGTAAAGTGCAGTATTCACTAATGATTTCGTATATATGATCTGAACTATTGGTAGTGCCTTTGAAATAACTGCGACCGTAGTCTATGATTTTTGGTTCGCCCGTTTGTGTTACCAATACATTTTCCAAGGTGAGATCATTATGAACGAAATTTGGATATAGAGAATTCAAACTAGAATATATTTTATGCAATATTGATAAAGTTTTCGACATATCATAATCTATGCTTTTCAAGTAATCTTCCAGAGATAGGGCGTCATCCACGTATTCAATTAATAATGCAAAATTTTGATTACATTTGCATATATCATGATATTCAAATGATTTTGAATTGGATTTGTTTAACAAAGTTAAAAATTTAATACTGTCTGTCGAAAAAGAAGGCGCCGTTCCGCCGTTGTCACATTCTTTTACTTTTTTTATATCTCTTCCATGCCAAGTTTTACCAACTACGACTGTTGCTTCATATTTGAATAGAGCGTAGGTTTTCACAAAAATAGAATGACCTGACGATATTTTCGCGTTAATATAATCTTTTCCGACTAAATATTCATACATAAGATTATCGTTATCCTTATTTAAAGGAGTCTTTAATAATGTTTTTTTTCCGTTTTTATAAGTAACCGTATACGTGGTTCCATTTAATCCTTGTGAAAGACGGGTTATCTCAGTCATGTTTTTTGTATTTGAAAAATAATCTATATCTGACATATCGTAATCCTTTGAAATATTATGACAAATTAATATTTCAACGTCGATTTAATTGCGCTTAGAGCGAGATTTCCTCGATTTACGTCCTCCTGATCTGGATCCTTTTCTAGAAGCACTTCGTGAATGAAGCGGGAGAACACGTCGATAAGGAGTCCGTCTTTTTGTTTTAGGAGGAGAATATCTAGGAACGCGATTCAATAGTTCACCAAATAAATTTGAACGAGCTACTGTCGTTGGAGTTCCGGGCATTTTATAATATACAACTATATATTTTTCCGCGTCGATCGCGGCTTTTTCCGAGAACCTAGTTTCCGCGTTTTTTTTAGACCTGTTCTAAATAAATCCCTACGAAAATACTTGAACATCCGATGGTCGGTCTGAAATGCGCCCCATTTGGTCGCCCTTAATACATCTTGGAACATAGGGCTATTAATAAACCGGATCCATCGCCCCCCCTCGGCTTTCGTCTTGATCGGAATTCCGAAAGATAGTTGCGACATTCCGTATTTTCCAAGATAGTCATTATACGGATACTGGCGTTCGTTGGCATTCAAAATAACTTTCGGGACGAATTGCGTAGGATCGCGTTCCGATGCGTATAGTATACCTAAACCCTTTTCGCCGATTGTATGCACCACCGGATATTTGTTTTTCGCAGATTGCGTCTTGGAAATACGACGCGCTTCATATTTCGCATAATCAAAAATAATAGGTATGCCGTTTTTTGGATCTTGAACTAACAGTTTTTTTATCACCGGAAACGCGTAGTTTGGGAGAAAGTTCCAAGATTGAATATTAAAGTTATTATGAATAATGCCTTTTTCGTCGATAATCTTGGAGTTATTAGTTCCGGAGACCGTCTGAATAATATAATTATCGAATCGTGATTGAACATCGAACCATTTTTTACCATCGTCTTTACCATGGATTTTCAAAAACAATAAGTGATTATCGTGAGTCATTGTAGTCCAGAGTTTGGATTCCGGGCGTCTCCAAGAAGCGGGAGTTAAAAACACCAAATAACCGCCCGGTTTCAAAATCTCCAGACCCGATTTCACAAAGGATTCCCATAAAGCGCGTCTACCTAAACCACCGTCGTATGTCCCCTTTTTCGGAGTCTGGAAGGGAGGATTTCCCAAGACGACGTCGAACCCGTCGACAGCGGAAAAATCCCGCGTCCACTTTTCTTTCTGTTCTAAAAAGTTCGCCAAAGATACATTGGACTTGGCTCCAAATAGCCGCCGCATTGTATGAACGTTCGAAGGATTAATTTCGACCATATATAACATATTTCCAAGAATATGGGTCTTGCGTTTGGTTTCGTCGGGGAACTCGGAGACCAAAGATCCCATAAGTCGCGAAAAAACGATCGCCAAATAATTCCCCGTCCCAGCCGCAGGGTCGAGCCATTTCGTGTCGGATCGTTTCCATATTGCCGCGGGTAATTCATCCAATATCTCGTCAATCAAGTCGGGGTGTGTTAGAACCTCACCGAATTCGTCTTTTTCGTGATCTGTTGCGCGCGGGTGTAAATTTTGCTGGATATATTCACGAATTTCCTGGTTTGACATATTTAAAAAAAACGGTTTCATTATCTATTATTAGGGAATAAATTATTTAGATATATCCACTAGTTCCCCCAAAAGTTTTAATAATAAATCTTATTTGTTCTTATTAAACATCAAAGAGCTCCAGTCAATACCTGAGCTGTAATTTGATTAGTGTTATAAAAAGGAGGGGTCGCAGGGGAACCTTGGTTCCCTGCTAATTATTTAAGCCCACATCATTGAATCTAAACGTCGCGTATCACGGGGAGCATCTATCATATGTGGCTCGTTGCGAGCCCAAACGCCCGCTTGAACATTTCTTGTAAAATCGCCACAAGGTTGATGATGAAAAGGCGCGGACGTGAAAATCCCGTAACCATACCATCTATCTAAAACCCATTCGCCGATATAGAATGAGTCATCGAGATAATCCTGTCTGCCTTTTCCGTGCCTAAAATCGTTATACCAGTCACCTTCATATATATCACCATTCCAATAATACATGACACCATAACCTTGTTTTTTTCCTTTTACAAAATAGCCATTATAGATATCCCCTGTATCATATTCCATTCTACCATAACCATGTTCTTCGTCTTTATACATATCACCCTCGTATTCATCACCACATGCGTAATGGTATTTGCCTTGACCTTGCATTTTGTTGTTATGCCAGTCACCGTAATACCACTCTTTACCATCTGCCCATTTATAGAGACCTTTCCCCTTGCGTTTATCGCGAACCCATTCGCCTTCGTATGTATTACCATTACGAAATGTCATTTTCCCTTTCCCGTTATAATAATCGTCGTCGAATTCGCCTTCGTATAAAGATCCCTTTTCCGAATCAAACATTTCGCCTTTCCCGTGAAATTTACAGTATCGCCATTCGCCTTCATACCAGGACCCATCCTCCCATTTATAAGTGCCTTGACCTTGTTTGAAATTATTACGCCATTCACCTTCGTAGAAATCGCCGTTGTCGTAAGTGAGTTTTCCTTTTCCGTTGCGCATTCCGTTAGACCAATCTCCGCGATATTGGTCATCATTTTCGTAATCGACAATATATATATCACCATCGACAATGGTGGTGCATTTTATTGGTGAGACAATCTTGGTTCGCATGGTTTGTTAACGTGGTTTATTGGATAAAAAATAGATGGACACCAATAATATCAATTTTGTTTTTATTTATTTCACTTCTTAACAATTTTTACAATCTTTGGCTTCTTCAGAACCTTTGTATTAGACCCCGCCTGAATGAGTTCGCGCTTCATCTTATATACATCGTATTCCTTTTCCAAATTGGCGAGTTCGGACAACCACATTGTCTCTAAACTGGTTGCCTGGAGCAGAGCGAGTTCTCGCTCCGTATCCGCCTTCTCCTTGAGTGCCTTGTCCACGTTTTCTTGGGTGACCGAATCCATCGGCATCTTGATCAAATATTTGAAGTCTCCGTCGATCTGATCAAACTTGAGTTTGATCAATAACTCGTTCACTTGTGCGGCGGTCTTCTTCCTGAGATCCACTGACCCGTCGAGATTCGCCAGAATATACCGCGCACGATTCGACAACTTGATCAATCGGTTTTGCATATCCTTCACCAAATACGCCTTGCGTTTTCCATACATTTCCAAACGTACTTTGCTGAAATCGTCAATAATCTCCTCCACCGTCCGGTATTTATGTAGCTTACAGTCCGCGTCGAACATATGCATATTTGTTGTGGACTCGGTCGTCGTGAGCTTCAGCAGCTTCTCGAGTCCATTGATTCCAGTTGTTAAGTCCACGATCGCTAGGAGCTCATCGAGCCGACCCTTTGCGAAAACCACGGTGATATCGACCGCGACCTCTGTGCAGACCGATGTGAAATCCTTGATTGCCGGTGCAATTTTCTTACCCGCCTTATCCACAACGCCATCCATGAGCCCTTCGAGGAAAGTGACATAGGGCATGGTCCAAGTTCCGACGGGGAGTTCGGTAATCCGAATTTTGTCTTCGCCGAGCTTCTCATAAAGACCCTTGATCAGGTATTTCTGTTCCGCAATCTTTCGCACAGAACCCTTGAAGCCCTCGTAATAGGGGACGAATTCCACGGCTTCGGTAACTCCTTGAAGCTTGTTTCGCAAATACTGAATCACCGTCTTTGGGCTAAACGCCGGAATCGAACTGGAGAATCCCGTTCCGATACCCGAGATTCCATTCATCAGTGCAAACGGAATAATCGGACAGTAAAACTCCGGCTCCACGGTAACACCATCATCGTCCAGATACGTCAACACTGCGTCGTCTGCCTCTGGGAACAAAGACCGCGTCAACGAGTTGAGTTGCGTGAAGATATATCTCTCCGATGCCGAATCATCACCGCCTTGTAATCTACTATTATGCGTAACCACGAAATTACCAAGCAAGAAACGTTCATTTCCATCAATGCTCCATCCGTAAAATTCTCCTTTTCCAACGGGATTAACCTTGAAAGACGAGAAATGCATAGATTTTCTTGTGCGAATAACATCGCGATTAATTTGTTTTCTATTTAATAGAGTAGGAATTCTATACAAAT